CAAAATTCCGCGGTAGTCTCAAGCTTAGTACCTGATGTACCAAAGAACTTCCTAAGTCGAACAGGGGTAACGTCTACACCTAAGTAGAAGTCGCCTCCGCAAGATTCACGGAAGGGTCCATTGGTGTAGCTCTTTTCCTTATTGACCTTAAGGCCAATAAGTTCAAGAGCTTCCATTATAAGCGGCGCTTGTATGGCGTCGCAGATAATGTCATCACCGTACACAAGAACCATGCTGGATGACATACCAGCATGATACTTGAGCGCAGCCTGTGCACACGCCCAAAAGACGAGTGCTTCAACTGGGAAGCAGCAAGAACTGCCCATAGGGGCAAACTTGTTAAGCTTCACTATTTTCCCGTTCGGCAGCTGAGTCGTTTCGGAGCGAGATGCTTCGAGCGCCTCAACCCAGTTAGATGGAAAAACACGTCTAACAAGGTCAAGACTAACGCGATCAGATGCGTCAGATAGGTCAAGTGTTGCGAGTCGGTTGGTAAGACTACCGATCCGAGCACTGTCCCTATTGACTGTCTGGTCAGTGAAATTGATCTGGCCACGGGTGATAGAGTGGTTCTCGATCGTCTCATAGAGCCTCCTCATGAGTCCTTGCTGAATAAACATTAATTCGGCAGGTTCGCATGAGATGATTCTTGGACCTCGAGAATCCTTTGGCACCAAAACAACACGTGCCATAGGATCAGCATGAGGTGCTTTCTCTAAGAGTTCCAACTCGTCAGCAAGATGAGTTGGGCTCATAAAGAAATACGCATCATATGAAAAGCAATCATCGAGCTTCTTAAAATATCGAAGCTTATGATACTTTTCATAATTCGGAGTCCGGCAAGCGGTTGCACCGCTCCCGTGAGAAGGGACTATATCTTTAGGATCTGCATTACACAAGATCCTACCGATAAGTCCCTTCATGAGAGAGATCAGAGACGCCCTTGTGGGGCGAGCGTCGCAAGCCTCTACGGCTTCTTCGCTTTGCTCTGATCCTTCCCAGAACTGAGCAAGGTCTTGATCAATGGTAATAAATTGATCAAGAAACTTTTCAGTGACTTCCGACTCATGTTTAACCTCCAGTTTATAGAAAATGTACGATAGTTGTCGTACACAATCTACGGCTGTAGGATTACCCATTAACGCTTCTGAGATAGCTCCACCTAGGAAAACAGGAACCTCAATAACAAGGCAATTACGCCCTGTAGTGGGATCCCCATTCCTGGAGAGCACCTTAGGTCTCGTTGAGAAACCTTCGGGTGGTGTCCATACATGTGTAGCATGGAACCTATCTAAGGCTTTCCCTATTCTAGGAAGGCCCTGCGTTAAGAAGGACAACCCTTCGTTGGTCGCGCGATCGGTGAAGGTTTCGATGTCCCTATCATCGATCAGACCGCGATAGCGTAGGTTAGACGCTAGATGTATCCATAACGGATACAGGCTTTTCAGATCACCACTAATCATGATGATTCTCCTAAGCCAACTAGCATGTCGCCTAGTAACACTCACACTTGCTCACCACCTCATAGTAGCTGACAAGCCGCTATGTTGACCCGACTCCGAGATTAAGTCTCGTTGTTCAGGACAGCCGTCACGTTAGCATTGCTGCCGCCCTCGATGAGGAAATCGATTAAACGATTAACCTCCTCGATGACGATGGCATTCGTGATGGCGGTGCTGGGGGGGCGCACGATTACCATATAAACGGAAACCGTCGCCGGGACATTCAGGCTATCGACCTCAGTTCGATCGAGGCGCACCAAATGTCTCTGCTCTCCTCCTTTCCCTGTATCGTGAGATACAGTAAGTTTCTTTTCGATGGGCAAAGTAAGCCCAGCGACAGAGAACTCAGACCTCTCCAGATCGGCGGCACGCAACGCATAAGTTACAGTGTTGGTGTCGACATCTGTAGGTGAGTCTTTGGAAAGGGCAAGGGAAGTACCAAGTGACATACAGTCAGCTCCATCCCCAAACGAAGAATTCGCAGGGGTTTGTGATGTTGTCTTATGTTACCATAAGATGATTATCCTTAGTATAAACAGAGGATATTTTAGTTGTATCGATGAATCTATTTCGAGACAACTAAGGCCAAGCTCACCAAATTGATGAGCTGATTTGGACTCGGCATTTTCCAATGATCAGCTGTAGCAGCTGATTGATCGGGAAATATTGGCAATCGGTGGAAAGTTTTACGCTTTGCACCATACATTGCCGAACGCAGTCGAGGCGTGTAGGTAGAATCATTCAACCTATCCGCGTACCACTGCACCGATATATCTTCCTTGTACTGAAGACAAGAGTCTACCAGCACAATTGGCAATTCCAGAGTATCATATTTGTGACGCTGCAACCAACCTCCAACGTCGAAGAACCAATCTAAGACGAAGGAGAAAGGTAGAGCGTCCCATATAATACGAGGATTCAGCTCAAAGCCTAGGGCATCTAAATAAGCCCTAAGCACCTTTTCGGCTTCGAAGAGTGCTTGAATAGGCATTCCTCGAAACGTCAAGTAAGCTGAAACGGTGCCTTGGCGACTACCTGTCCAATGGACGGTAGAACCGCCGACATCGTAAGTGCCACTGCTAGACGCATTGAGATGAGAGAGAATGCCGGATTCCTGAAAAGGGAGTCCAACATTCTTCTGCCAATCAATAATGCGTTGCCTGACATTCGCGATTACATCAATAATCGATTCGAGGTCGCCTACAAGAGGCTTCCAACCGAACGACCAATTGAGTCTCGCTCCTGCCAAATTGCGCAACACACTTAGCTTCTGCTTCCACAACATGAACAAAGATGGTATGTCGTCCAATTCCAAAAGGAAATTGGGCAACGCTATCTTTGTCAAGTCAGGTTTAAACTTCGCAAACGCGTCGTTTATATAACCCTGGCCATCGCTGCCCAAGACGCTATACCCGGCTTTCACCAGGTAAGTATCAAAGGCAGAGAGGACTGTGGGATATTGGGCGGAGAAATTACTCCACGACTCGATCTCGTAAAAGCCTCCACTCGAGAGAGATCCCGAGAGGATGTATTTACCGACCGACGGGACATCAATAAC